AAAAAAGAGAGATATTATGAAATAATTCCAGGTGAGAACAGTTATTTAATAACAGAAATCAATTATATATAAAAGGAGAATAAACATGAACGAGAGTATAGATTGTTAACATTGTATGGCAAAAGCAACGGGGATCTGCAGTGGAAATTAAGTGAGTTCAGCGATGGATCAGGTGTTAAAAAAGATGTCATACCATGTATATCATACGATATGGCCAGAGCAGAGGCGCAAAAAATTATAAATCAGCATATAAATAGTGTTAAAGAGGGTAAGTCAGGAATTTCTAGTTTTGTTATAAAGAGTGCAAAAGATAATGATCTTATATTGCCAAAATGGTATTATGATGATTATAAGGATATACAATTGGGAGAGATCACAAGAAGAATTGAAGATCGCAAAAACCAATTAAATGAGCTTATTGAGCAGAGTAAGAAAATAGTAAGTGAGGGGCAAAATGATCAACAAAAGGATGATTGATAAGCTCAATAATGCAATATGAGGAAGTTGGCAATGATTGACAAAAGAATGATTGATAAACATTATAAGGAATTAAAGGAATTTTCAGACATAGAGAAATCACCTTTATTGAGAATTGAGATTATTGGGTCATTTGATCCAAATGATATAAGAGATGTTGTTATTAAAAACTATCAAGAAAAACCTTTATATATCATTGGAATAAAAGTTGTCAGCACAGATATTGATAATGTCAATAAGTATATAATTGATATTGAAATGTAAGGAGATCACCCATGGAAATAACAAGATCAGAGCACGGGGAACAACAGGCATTTTTTGATTGGGCACGGTTGAATGAGGGCAAATATCCAGAGTTAGAATTGCTATATGCAATCCCAAATATGGGTAAACGGTCATACGCAACAGCAAATTATATGAGATCAGAGGGTATGAGATCAGGAGTGCCAGACATACATTTACCAGTTGCCAGGGGCAAATATATTGGTTGGTGGCGTGAGCTCAAAACAGACACGGGCAGGCCAACAGCAAATCAAAAAAAATGGATCAAGAGATTGAGCGAACATGGGCATGATGTTGGCATTTGTCATGGGTGTGATGAGTTGATTGATGAGGTAACAAAATATTTGGATCAAAAAAGGTGACAGTCGGAGATCAAGAGATTATATAAATTGTTTTGATATGAGATCCAAGATGAGGATATATTAGCATGAAAATGATTGATTTGATAAATATAACGCCAGCAGGAGATAAGGTTGATCAGGTCATATGTGATAATGTCACTGGGGAGAGGAAATTATATTCAAAATGGTTGATATGGCCATGGAGTTGATTGATTATATCCAGGTTGATCAATACTGGGCAATTGAAAGATACTTTATTAATGGGCAAGATCAATATAAATGCAAATTATCATATAAGATGAGGGACAGTCATATCAATTATGTTGCACATGGCCATGGGGTCACATTACCAATTGCAGTTTGTCGGGCAGTATTGGTCAAGTTGTATAACATGGGTTATTTGTTTACTTTACAGGGAGATTAATTATGGCAAATATGCAGACAATAAAAATACAACACCGGGGCAGGATTATTGAGTTGAATATACCAGTATTCAAGAGTAAAAAATTGTCAGATCTGACAGACCATGAATTAGAATTAAGGCATAAGCATAATTATTTTATATATCATAATTGTATTAGATTACAGCAGAAAGGCGCAAAAGAATATTTGAATTTACCATTGCAGGAAGTTTTTAACATGGTATATGATGGTATAAAAAAGCTCAATCATGAGATCAACAGGAGAGGGCATAATGACAGAAAAACAGCAGGGGCAGGCAAATGATAATGATGGCAAGCTAATATATTGCAGATCGTGTGGATCCATGGTTGGCAGATTGATTAATGTAAATGGTCAATTATGGTTGGATATAAATGATCTTGAGGCTAAATATATCCATGGCAGATGCTCATATTGCAAAAGCATTATACATTATGATGCAGAGACGGTCGGAGATTGTAATAAAGAGAGGATGCAAAATGAATGATTATGAGATAATACAGGGCAGATGTGAGAATAAATTAATAGATATAAAGACAGGATCGGTTGATGCAGTGATAACAGATCCGCCATATGGTGTTAATATTGCAGGTTGGGACAATCAGATCCCGGATAATAAATTATTATATGAATGTTTAAGGGTTAGTGGTGATGGATCAGTAATATGGTTTGGGGCCGCAAAAACAGAATTATTAGAGAATGTTGATTTGGGCGCCAGCATTTACAACCAGTAAGGTTGGCAAAAATGGATTATATTATAAATGGCATCCAATATGGTGTTGGAGATTGCCAGATAAGCAGGATGTAATAAAATTTGATGTATTAAGAGAAAATACAGAAGGTTTAAAATGGTGGTACCACCCAGCAACAAAACCATTATTTGATAATGGTGTTATATGCGGAGAACAATATAAATTAATTAATGGAGAATAAAGGTTATTGACAAAGCTAATTATCATGCTAATATATAAAGGTAAGCGTTTGGTGGGATCGCAGTAATAAATCACCCGGCATAATAATTGGAGTTGGCCGCCCAGATGATCAAACTCATTTGGGAGGTTTTAATTTAATAAAAAGGAGAGTAACAAAATGTATGAATTAGATGCAACATTAGTTATCATTATTGGCTTGATTGCAGTATTCATAGCAACAGTATTAAAATTATTGATTGCAAGAGCAGGCGTGAATATTGGCAGAGGTTGGGTGACAGGTGGGTTATTTGTCATATCATGTGTTGTGGCATGGTTTTGGGTACCGCCAGAAGTGCCGGTTATTCCACAAATTACAACAGGACCGCCAGAAATGGCAGATATGATTGTTGAATATATAAATCAATGGGTGATTACAGCAGGATCAATTATTGGGTTTGCAACATTGATATATAATGTTTTGATGCAAAAGGTATTTGACAAAATGGGTTGGATCACGGAAAAAAGATCCATGGAGATCAAATCGGGCAAATAATAGATCAATAGCATTGCAGTTTTTATAGGAGTGATTATATGGGTGTTGCCAATGGATCAGGATATAACCCAAGTGAGTATAAAAAGGATATAGCAAATATCCACGATTTGTTAAGTAAGATGGATAAGACAATTAATAAACAAGGTGATTGTCTTCAGGAGATCAAAATTGGCAATGCCCATTTTGAGGAACAGATTAAGAATTTGTCAAAAGAGTTGACAGCAGAGGTTAAAAGGTCAACGCAATCTCAATATGAAATCAAGATCAATATTAATGATTGTATTGGTAAGTTTGAGGGAAAATATAAATCATTGGATCTCAAAATTGATCAGGAGATAAAAGATATAGCAGATGATTTGGATAATACGAACAGGAGAATTGATGAATTGAAAATATTAAACTGGGTTGGTGATATTGTATTGGGTATATTTACATTTATATTGGGTTGGTTGGGTATAAGTGGTGCAAAATGAATGATAATAAAAAAAAGTGGGAAAACAGGATTGTTGGCCATGGGTTAAAACCAGCTAAAGAGTTTTTAGCAAATCCTTATAATTGGAGAACACACCCAAAGCCTCAGCAGAACGCATTGAGAGGATCATTGGATGATATAGGTTGGATCCAGCAGGTTATTGAGAATAAAACAACAGGCAATATGATTGATGGGCATTTGAGGGTTGAGCTTGCGCTTGCAGAGGGTGATGATGAGATGGTCCCAGTTGTATATGTTGAATTATCAGAGCAAGAGGAATTATTAGCGTTAGCAACATTGGATCCAATAGGAGAAATGGCCAAGAGGGATAAAGAGAAATTAAATGAGTTATTGGAATTGATTGATGATGACGAATTGGAAACAAGAGAGTTATTAGATTCATTGATGGATGATCCTGGAGCGGATATTGATCATGGTGAGGAATTATTAGAGAAATATGGGATTATGCCGGGTCAAATATGGAGAATGGGCAATCATTTATTATTATGTGGTGACAGCACAGAACAAGAGCAAATAAGGCAGTTTATTGGGGATGATATTGTCAGGTTGGCGGTAACATCGCCCCCTTATTTTGTTGGTAAGGAGTATAAAAAGCAAAAGAGCATTGAATCGATCAATGAGTTTGTAAGGAAATCATGCATTACATTGGATCAAGTTGTTAATAAAGATTACAGCAGGATTGTAATCAATACAGGCACAGGATTTACAACAGCGTTTAGTAAGAATAAAAAAAGACATACATTGATCATGTTGGACAAATGGACAGACAATTTACATGATTTAGGATGGAATTTGAGATACATAAGGCATTGGATAAAAGAGGGTCAATTGTTGTGTATATCCGCAAGATCAGATTTAATTGATCAACACTGTGAGTTTATTGGCACATATGATTATGATGATGGACAAGAAATGCAATTCAATGATTGGCCAGATCAGAATGATGTTGAGCTCATTGGGACATTTTATAATGATAGTGGCAAAAGCAGAGGCACAGAAAAGGTAGGGCATAACTGGGCACTTCGGGGATATTGGGCAATAAAGGGAGAGGCAGGCAGTCACGGGCATTGTGCGTCATTTCCGTTGGAAATTCCAGAGAGAAATATAATGTTATATAGTCGCAGAGGAGAGATTGTTTATGATCCATTTATAGGGGCGGGTACAACAATTGTTGCATGTGAGCGCATGGGCAGGATTTGCAGAGGTGTAGAGATGGATCCCAAATATTGTGCAATAACTTTACAGCGTTGGGCAGATCTAACCGGAGATTTGCCAGCGTTGGAGAACAATATTATATAGAATAGATAATTGATATGGGTGATAAGTATAAAACAGATGAAATAATCAACGCCATTGAGGCAACAAATGGCATGGTATATTTGGCGGCTAAAAAGTTGGGGTGCACACCACAAACAATATATAACAGAGCAAGGAAAACAAACTCAATACGGCAAGCCATTGATAATGCCAGGGCAATAATGTTGGATTTTGCAGAGCAGAAATTGAGACAATCAATTATAAATGGTGATCCATGGGCAGTGCAGTTTATATTAAAGACATTGGGCAAAAATAGGGGATATGTTGAGAGACAGGAATTGCAACATAACATAAAGGAAATGGATGATCAGGAGTTGATTGAGTTTTTAAGAAAACAGATCGGAGAGGGCAGACTTGAGGTATTTATAAAAAACGCAACGGGTAAATTGATGCAGGATCAGGATGATCAGGACGGCATGATATCCTATGATGGTAAAAAAATAAGAATTATTGTTCACAAATCGCCAGAGATGGATGATCAAGATAATGGATAATATAAAACAATATGCAGGGTTGGATCTCAGATCAGGTCATTATGAAGTTGAAATACATGATTTTGAGTTGCCAATTAAGACAGATGAACAATTGAGATCATTTTTATATTATGCATTTGGTGTTGTATTGCCAGATCATAAGTGTTGTGCAAATCACTCAACACCATGGCAGGCGTTCAGGGATGCATATTTTGCAGTTCATCCAGTTTCAGTGTGGAAGGCAAGCCGTGGATTTGGCGGAAAAACATTTACATTGGCTTTATTAGCTTTAACAGAGGCATTAACATTGGGCGCAGATGTCAATATATTGGGTGGATCAGGTGAGCAATCCAACAGAGTGCATGAAAATACAAAATTATTATGGGATCATAAATACAGCCCAAAAGAATATTTATTGAGTGATCCAATAACAAGTAAAACCAGATTTGTGTGGGGCAATAGTATGAGGGCATTGTTGGCAAGCCAGAGATCCGTAAGGGGTCCTCATCCTCAGAGATTGAGGATGGATGAAATTGATGAGATGGATATAAAAATATTAGATAGTGCCATGGGTCAGCCAATGAGCAAAAATGGCATATTATCGCAGACAGTATTAAGCAGTACTCATCAATACCCAGCAGGAACAATGACAGAGATATTACACAGGGCAAATGATCAGGGTTGGCCAGTTTATGAATGGTGTTATAAGGAAACAGTAAAGAGCAATGGTGGTTGGTTGGATGATCAAGATCTTGATAGAAAAAGAACAGAGGTTACAAAATTGATGTGGCAGATAGAATATGATCTGCAGGAGCCCAGCAGTGATGATTTCGCAATATATTCTGATAAGGTTGATGCCATGTTCAATAAAGATTTAGGTTATTTTGATGGTAAGCCAAGAGAGATCATATCAGTTGAAAATTATGTGCAGGGGGCAAGGTATGTTATTGGTGGTGACTGGGCTAAAAAAATGGATTGGACAATTATTATTGTCATGAGGGTTGATGTTAATCCATGGCGGATAGTATATTTTGAGCGCCGAGGCAGAGAGCCATGGCCAAATATGGTAAAAGCATATGACAATGCATATTATAGATACCATGTTGAACGGGGGATGCATGATGCAACCGGTGTTGGAGATGTTGTTGATGATTATTTAGAAGTGAACGCAGAGGGTCAAATATTGGTTGGCAAGTTGAGAACAGATATATTATCAACAGCGGTCACAGCAATTGAAAATGGAGAGATTGAATCGCCATATATAAAGCATATGAGGGATGAGCTTAGATATGCAAGTTATGGGGATGTTTACGGGACAAGATCACAGGGGCATTTACCGGACACATTGAGCGCATTGGCAACGGCCATTTGGTGTGAAAAAGAGGGCGGCGCTTCAATGTCAGATTTTGATGATCTAGGCAGTGTTGATGATTATGATAGCAGATGGAGATGATTAAATGAGTGATGCAGAAAAATGGATTGAGATCGGATCAATGGGATTGGATGAATACAGGGGATTTATTCAAGAGGCATATAATGCACAGTTGCAGTGGCCAAGTGTGCAACCATTATTTAATAAGATCAGGAGATCAGATCCAGAGATCTCAGTTGTAAGGCATGTTTTTACATCATTGGCCAGGGGGGTCAGTATTGATTGGCAATTGCCAGATAATGCAAATGATGTCGATAAAAAAGCTCAAGAGTTCTGTTATCAGATCATGAATGATATTGATGGTGGTATGGGCATGTTCATTGAAACAATGATTTCTCATGTTCCCTTTTTTGGTTGGGGGTGGTGGGAGACAGTGCCAGGGATAAGATCAGAAAAATGGAAAGCGCCAGATGGTGATGATTGGAGATCTCATTATAATGATGGGTTGATAGGATTTAGGCGGTTTGCATGGAGAGATACATCATCATTTTATAAGTGGGATATGAATGATAAAACAGGTCAATTGTATGGCATGATACAACAGGATTTCCCCAATAAGCAGGTAAATATTCCATTGAATAGATCAATACATCTGACATTTGGAGATGCAAACAATCCAGAGGGATTATCACCATTAGAGGCAGTGTGGAGATTAGAGCGTATCAAATACGGTTTGGAGATTGTGCAGGGCATAGGGTTTGAGCACAGCGCCGGCCATTTGTCAGTAGAGGTTGAGGGATCATTGAATGAGGATGATAAATCAACCATTAAGCGAATGGCTAAAGGTGTTATGTCAGCACAGGAGAGCAATTATGCAGTATGGCCAAAAGATGTTAAGGGCAATTTGGTTGATGTACCATTTTCATCTGCAGAATCAATATTAAAGGCAATACAGTATTTCGGAACACTCAAATTGATGGTATATAACATGCAATGGGCGGCATTGAGCGCAACAACTGGGGCCGGGTCATATTCTGCAATGAGTGACAGTTCAAGCATGTTCATGACATTTTACAATGCAATGATGACAGGATTTGCAGATCAGATTGATCAACAATTGGGCAACAGGATATTTGAATATAACAAGGGATCATTTAAAGGCATGAGCAAGCGCCCAAAGTTGATTATTACGCCAATACAGAAAACAGTTAGCTTGTCGGAGTTGGGATCATTCCTTAATCAGATCCAATGGATGGATCTTGATGATGATGATATATTGGCAATAAGGCGTTACAGTCAGGTATTGCCAGAGAAAATACCAGAGATCAATGATAATAAAAAGGTCAACAAAAAAGAGAGCAACAACAATGATGATGATGATGATAACAACATGAGTGTTGTTGGTCCCAATAAGAGATCATTGATCAACCGGATCAGGCAATTTGTAAAGAGGCCATTTACAGTGTCAGATGATGAGAAAACAGTTGATGTTGAGCCCATGGCAGAGATTACTCAAGAGGATATACAGGATGCAGTTAATGAGTTCAGGAAGTGGGCAAAAAAGAATAAACCAAAGTATGCAAATATATTAGATGCAAAGGTTGAGGATGATCAATAAACCAACAGCAATCAACACAGAGATTAATAAAAAAGTGACCCGGCCACGGTGCCCAGATTGTGGCGGTGAGATGGTTAGG